GACATCACAAATATATTAAATTAATTCCTTATAAAGTTCTTTTTCTGTTCTTCCTTTTATAATTTCTAAATCTCTTATTGTAGTAGCTTTTAAAATATCACGTTTCAAATTGTATTCGTGTTTATGTCGTTTAAAGTTTTGATCGTAATCAACTATGTCAAGCAATAAGAATGCATCTCGTGTTTGTTTAAGATTCTTATAGCGTTTTATACCGTGTATAACTGTTGCGTGGTTTAAATCGAATAATTCAGCTATACGGCTATAAGTTACACCAGCGTTTCTTAAAAGATTAAACAAGTACATTCTTCGGTGTGTATAGTATGGCTTTCTACATTTAGATTTTAGTTCGTCTTTTCGTATGTAGTATTGCACTTTTTTAATTAAGTCCTCCATAAATCCAATTTATAATAAGCGTGTAAATATATTCAAATAGTTTCTTCATACTTTTTCGATGCTTATTATTAACTTTTCCCATAAGCCAAAAGCCTTTACCGCTTCTTGCCTATCGTCTGCTTTAACGTATTTTATAGCGTGGCACATTTCAGCACTTGTGTCGCTACCTTTGTAGTATTTGTATAGTATTTTATAAGTGTTCATTCTTTCGTCTTTTGCTATTAAATAATTGCAATATAGTTGGTTGTTAAAGTTGTCCCAAAACTCCAATTTAAGTGCTTCTGTTGTCATCATTTTTTTTGCTTATTTAAGATTCTTTGCAGCCTGTAAATGTCTTTGTTTGTTT